ATTGCTGGGTCTGTGCTGAATAGATCACGAGCCAACCGGCCACCGACCAGCTCCGGCATACGAGTGCGCCGCATAGTGCGCTCTAACAGGCCGGCGGCTGCCATCGGGTTGCCACCCAGAAGCTGGGCGCCAGCGTTAGCTGCCTGCCCCAGATCGGCGATCTCTTGGTCTACGACAGCGGTCCGCGACCCCTGTTGCACGCCGGTACGAGAGCGGGTCTTTACCTGCTCTGCGCGAGCAATCATCCGCTTCTCAAATGCATCGAATGTCTTGTCGTCAGGAAAGGCAGCCCGCAGTAGTTTCCGCTGCTTTTTGTTGCCGAAAATCTTGCGCCCTGCGTCCGCCAGATCAGCGGTCCGATCTACGGAGTCACGCACGGCCTCTGCCACGCCGATCCGGAAGGCTTCCTTTTCGGAGTCCGAGAGCCGCGCTACGGAGGACTGCATTTCATCCGGCTTCAGGGAGAAGAACTTCCTGCCGTCTTCAATGGCCTCTTGCAGACGCGCGTCACCAGCAAACTTGTTGCGTGCGGTCTTGTACGCGCTCTCGCCGTCGATCTTTGGCGAAGCGTTGTCGAGGATATCGATGAACTCCGCTCTAGCGCCTTTGAGGCCACGCTCTACACCGCGCCCGATGGATGTTTTCGATTGGCCTCGCTTGCCCAACCCCATCACTTCGTCCAGACCCATCTTGACGTAGTGCAGCTCTTGAAGGGACAGGTTGCTGATCTTCTTGCCGTCGATAAGGTCTTGCGCTGACGGTATCTCAACGCCGTCAAACTTTGCGAGGTTGCGGGCCTGCTCTACGGCCTCATCAAACGACGGCAGTGCAAACAGCCGCTTCAAATCATCGCCAACCTCTACTGTTACAGGGCTGCCCTCTTGCACAAACGCAGCATTGTAATCGGTGCCAGCGTTGGCCTTCTGGCGCGTAGCGATCTCATCGAGAGCGTCTGCTGCGCTCTTCCCGCCTGCAAGGACATCGCCCACATCGTTTGCGATCTCGTCGCCCAGATTGGCAGCACGCTCGTCCAGCGTCTTTGTGGCTATATCGCGCCCCTCGCCAGACACGGCTGCGGAAGCGCGGGCTAGACCGCGTGTGGACTCGCCAGCAACGTCTGGGATGATGGCATCAGTGACCCCCATCTCAACCTGCTCGTCCAACGCCTTCTGAACAGCCTCTGGAGAAGTGCCGGCATCCTCTAGCTTCTGAATGGCTTTGCGCTCTGCGGCACGATTGATCGCATCGTCTGTCTTGAGGCCAAGACCAAAGGCCGCGCGATCTACACCGCTCTTGACGAGGTTGACTGCCGCCGGTGCAGCAGCCCCTAAGCCACCCCCCAGCGTGCCACCTACAAGTCCGCCAGCAACCCTGCCGCCTGCTGTCTCTCCTGAGCCAACACCAGCGATGGCGCCCTCTGTGGCTCCAACACCTGCCGCCAGCCCTGTGGTGCCAGCCTTTTGCAGCACCTTACGTCCCAGCGCTGTGCCGGCTGCACGAGCGCCGCCAACACCACCAGTGATCAGACCGCCGCCGATCTCAGCCGCGAGAGCGGTCATCGGGTTTTCTTCGGCAAAGTCTTTGACGTCACCACGAATGTCGTCTCGTGTCTTGCTATAGTCGCCCAGCAGACCGAAGCCGGTCCGCACACCAGCTTCTATCTCATCGCCAAACCCAAGCCCCGCACCCTGTCCGATAGCGGTGCGCAGCAAACCAGAGACGTTGTAGCCCTCGTCTTCGGCAGGCTTGCTTTTGTTCTTGGACTCGACTGCCTCACGCTCGTTTGCGATCCTATTGATCAGAGTTTGTTTTTGCGACTTGCTGAGATTTTTGAAGCTATCGTCAAACTCAACGATACCGACGCCGTCTATTTTGACTTTCACGCTCATCATAATTCCTCATAGCCAACATCGTTTGAACTGGTCGCCGGCATGGTGTCAGAGAAGTCGAAAGCATCGATCCCCTGCGTAGAGCGCCGCCGGTTGATCCCGCGCTTCTTGTTTTCGATAGCCCGCTCGTTGACCTCACGCAGCTTTAGGAGCGCACGACGCACAGCGTTTTTGTTGTTTTTGTTTCTGCTGATTTCTTTCAATGCACGCTCGGCATCGCCTTCCGTTTGCGTGCCTTTGTTCAGCCGCAATGTTGCGTTGCGCAGTCTTTCGAGGAAGATGTTGAAGTCCTGTCTGTTAAGGACTTCTTCATTATTTGACCCAAGAGCCAGCGCGATGGCATCGCCAGCGCTATCGCCAAAGGAGAAATCGAGCTGATCATTATCGATCATATCGAGGAAGCCCTGCGTATCATCAACGATGCTTGCGGATGTATTCAGCGCCTCAAAGTCTTCATCCTCTACTTTTTGCAGAGTGCTGCTGAGTACCTTTGGCTTTTTGCCCGCCGCTTCTTCTTCAGTCAACACATCAAACAGGCCGCTCTTGCGCACAGTGACTTTTCCGTCTGGTCCAGTGCTGTAGATAAGACGTCCATCAGAAGACACGTCCTCACTTAGCAGGCGAGGCGTTTCAATCAGCTTCGGGCTTGAAGGATCGGAAACATCAAACAGATTGCCGCCTACGACCTGAAGGTTGCCTTGACGCGCTGCAAGCGCATCAAGTCGCGTCTGCCGCTCCTCTTGACGAGTGCGGTAGTCGTTCATCAGTTGCTGTTGGGCTAGACGATCTGATCGGGCCAGATCAGCAGCCGATTTTTGATCAGCTCTTGTCTGCGCCTGATTGAAAGCCGTCTGCCCCATTTGCAGCCCACTTCCCAGCGCCTGCCCCAGCGAGACCGGACGACCTACCGACGGGCCGCTTGCCGACAGAAGACCGCCGGCCAGACCCAAAATGCCCTGCGTGCGAGGATCAGCAAAGTCATTACCAAGAAGCCCGCGCATCTTTTGACCACCACCAAGTGCCATCTTCGCCCCCTACATCAAGCCAAGCAGGCCGCCGGCAAGGGCGCCATACATCGGATTAAAACCAGCCATACTTCCAAGCTGCGCACCGCCCAAAGCACCGCCAAGACCGCCAGCCAGTGGGTTTCGGAACACCGGCTCTATCCGGTTACTGCCAACCGTTCCGCCTCCGACAAGCCCCATGAAGTTGCGCAACTTCTCGGCGTCTACATTCTGGTCGAAGTTAAACCTGTTAACGTTGTCCTGCATAACAGCCTGCGCTTGATCCTCACGGGCGCTGCCAACCCTTGCCAGTTGCTGCAAGTCGAGGTTCTGCACTTGCGGCGCTTGCCCTATAGCCGCCTGTTGTGCTTGTAGTGCAGCCGGCGCAAGAGCGGACGCCAGAGCCTGCTGGTTCGCCCCTGAGCCGTATCTGCCTGCTTTTGCAAACTGGCTAGTGACCGTGTCGATCACAGGTTTGAAAGCCGCCATCGCCAGCGGGTTTGTACCCATCAGGTTCTGGTTCACCACGTTCTGCGTCTGGGCCGTGAGGCTATTAGGGTCGAGTGCGCGGGACCGCATACTTGTTAAAGCCATCTCGCTCTCGGGCGAAAAGTCGACGACTGTGGAGGCCGGATAGTATCCCGGCATGTCCGACTCAAACTGCTGCTTTGCCTCTGCGAGTCCATACTCCAAATAAGGCAGCGCATAATCTGGCGGCATTGTCTGTGTGTTGACGGTCTGCTGACCGCCGCCTCCACCTTTACCCATAGCTCTTCACTCCTATAGTGCCGGCCTCTTCATAGCCGTCCAAAGCGCGGACCCAACCGCGCCTTCCAATAATTTCACAGGCTGTGCAGCCCCATTGCTTTGACCACTCGATGGCCTCGTCTTCTAAGACCCGCAGAGTTTCCAGATCACCACCCGCCAGCCAGAACCGCAAAGTGCGGCGCTGTGGATAGTCGATAATCTCTGTGACCAGACCCGCATCTTTTGCAGGCCAAAACTGAGCGTCACCGCGCTCTACCGCGTCCCACACATCATTCAGCGTGTGAGAGCCATGCGCATATTCCAGCGCATCCTCAATCCAGCGTGAGCAGCGGCGCCACTCATCAACCGATGACGACATAAGAAAATGTCCGATCCGCCTGTGCGTTGTTAGCGTGCGTGACCGTAAAGCTCTGCTTTGCACGGGCGCTGACGAAGATCGTGCCAGCCCCCAGCTCGGACGCTGCGTTTGCCGTCGTAGGCATTAGAAGGATCACGCTGTCCAAACCGACGCGGAAGTCGGTCACTGCCGTTGTTGCCGCGCTGGCAGTGCAAGTGAACGAGCCGGTGCTGTTCAGCTTGCCTTCCAGTATGTTGTTGACGACTTGGCTGATCTCACGCGGGTTTGTCGCCTCTGTCGGCAGGCGCCGGAAGTTAGCGTCTGCCAATAGTCTGCCCCTCCATATCCAGCCCCTGAGCAAAGCTCCAGTTGCCGGTTATGTTCATACGCGCGCGGTGGAACCGCCCCTGTACGCGGTGCTGGCAAAAGCCCTCATCCGTCAGGCTGGACGCGGTATCAAAGCTGGTGGCGTCGTCTTGCCGGTCACGCGACCCGATCTGCATGGTCACGGAGCCATCTTTGAAGTAAGGGACCGTGCGGGTTACAAGCGTGTGCCGGTTCTTGGTGAGCGTAAACTCTGAGGTTTCAATGGTGCCGGCAAGTACCGTGCCAGTGAAACCATGCAGTTTCTTATCCTTGCTTCCACCGAAGAAGTATTGACCACCCTTATAGAGTGCCGAGTCGAGGGGCGCCGGTAGGGAGTCAATATTGGCAGCAAGGTTATCCAAGTCCTCTAAAGTGTAGGCCGGCGTGAACAGCGGGGCCAGCAGCTCGCATTCCTGCTCAATGATCGACCAGCGGTTGATTGCATAGTTATAGACAAGAATTTTATCAGGTGTATCAGCGGTTGCGTTATTTGAAACATACGACCACGCGACGAGCTGCGCCTCTGGATCGGCTGCGCAGGACATCTTTTCGACCTTCGCCTCGTCAAAATCTTTGTAGAAAAACTTGTCTACTTTTTCCGCCCCAATCGGAATGGATTGATTGCCTGAAAAGCGGTAGAAACCATCTCGCGCGAGGTAGAATACGTCGCCTCCAACATTTGCAATGCTGTCAGGAAACGGACAACCGCGCTGAGTTTCCACTCGGTTAATTTCGTATATAAGCGGTGAGCCGACGTAGTAAGCGACAGCAATAGCCCGCTCCATAAGGATGACAGCCCGCTCACCACCGACAAGGCCTGTGATTGCACCCGCGTCAGGAATGACCTGACTGTCAGCTTGATCTGTTCCAATGGTCCAAGATGCCTCATTGTTGATCGCACTCCATCTGACTTTATTTGGAACACGGCCTGAGCCTTCATCAATATTGGCGGTCCAGACTTGGTCTCTGACGACGGCGATATAATCCGCTTTCGGCGGGCTACCGCCCAGATTGCTAAAAGCGGAATCCGTCCCCACATCGAAGACTTGAAGCTCTTCACCTGTGCCTCCTGCTGCGATGACCTTTGTGCCAAACTGGCTGAAACGCCAACGCTCTGGGCCGGCTAGATCATAGGCGGGCGACCCCGACTTTGAGACGTCGTCAAGGTTGCTCGTTCCCTGATTGAATTTGTACAACTTCCCATCATCGCCTGCGAACAGGGAGACGTTGCCGCTAGCACTCTTTGCCGCAAACATCCCTCGTATGCGTGCTGTGGCAGCGTTGCTGAAGCTGACAAAGCTGGGGAAGCTGCGATAACCATTAGCAGCAGGCACGACGTTGTTCGCCACTGTGACGCCTGCATTGTTAAGATCGGGCTGGTCAGGCAGCCATTCGCCAAAAGTAATCATTGCTGTAACCACGTCCCATCGTTGCCGGCATCCTGCACAGACCAAACCTCTGATCCGGCTGTCTGGATAGTCCAAGTCTCACCGTCTTCCGCGACATCGGACCAATCTTCGCCCGGTATCTTGCCGATGGCGCTACCGCTGATCACAACGCTACCTGTCGCCGGCATAGTGAACACACCTGTAGCCGCGCCAGACGCCTCTACAGAGACGCCGGCATTTGCGGCTGCTGTGAGGACCACGACATAGCTTGCGGACTCTGTGACGGCCACAGAGGCGCTTGCAGACACGCCCCTGATGCGACCCGCTACGTTAGTGGCTGTGACGGCAACCGATGCGCTTGCCTGCATCCGTGCGATGAAGGCTGCGGTGGCTGCGAAGGACACTGCGCCAGTGACGGCGGCATCCACTCCGCGTATGCGGTCAAAGGCGTTTGTTGCCGTGACAGCGACAGACGCAGAGGCATCCATCGGGATCGGCACCTGAATACTAGCGGTGCCGGTTACTGACAGGCTTGCGGTTGCTGCGACTGAGAAAAAGTCGAAGCTCAGGCTGTCCACGTTGCCAAAGCTGTCGAGCGCATCAAAGTTGGCTATGATGCTGTCTAGTTCTTCAAGTGTAGGCTCTTTTGTAAAATCCAGCCGGATCAGTACCGCGTCATCATCCAGCGATCCTGAAATGCTGTCGAGTGGCGTCGTTATCTGATCAAGCGTTGGCTTCAGAATAGCCATGACTCACTCCTTACGCAGCAGTGATATCAAGGTCGCCGGTTGCAACTTTCAGAACATCTCCCGAAGCGATTGTCTTTGCAGCGCTGAAGCTGCCATGAACGAGCAGGTTACCCGACGATGAGGCGTCATAAAGCCCCCAATGGCTCACACTGCCCCACGATCCAGTCGCCGCTGCGAACTCTATCGCGGCATCGTTTGACATCGTTCCGCTGGCTGCCGCACCAAAGGAAACCGAAACGCGGCTGTAGTTGTTGCCGGACAGCTCTGTGCCGCTGTTGTCGTCCCCTAAAGAACCTGTCGAAAGACCAAGATACACGTTACTCGGAGCGGTGAAGGTCGCGTTGGCCCCCAGAACGTCCAGCACTTTGTTCTCGGCATAGTCAGAAAGCGCGCTCATGCTCTACTCCTAAATGTTAGCTTGCCGTGTGTAGATTGACTGAATGTGCAACGTGCCAGTGCCATACCGGCTGCGCTGCTCATCTTTGCGGATTTCTTCAATGATCCGCGAAAACTTCTGGTCGTAGATTTGCGCCCGCTGGTCATCCATCAGGTACTGATAGGCTTCGACGAGCGATCCCATGAGGTAAGCGTCGGGATGGCGGGTCAACATAGTGTTGGTGGCGTTACTGTCAGACAGGGCTGAAAGGCCGCCAATATAGATGATCTCTGCCGTGTAAGCGGAGTCAGGAACCGGACGCATCTTCATCTCGGTGCCGACAAGACTGTAAGCCACTGGCTTACCATTGCCGCCGCTCGGATAGGTGTTATCCAGCGAGGTTGGCGACATATACTCAAGCACCGTGTTCGGCGAAGTGTTGAGCTTTACAGAGCGGACCTCCCGCAGATCGGTAGGCAGACTGATAAACTCATCGCTGGCCGTCAGGGTCGCGGTGGCCCGCTTCTCCTGCTCCCGTGTTTCAAGCTCACGAGACAGACGTGCCTCTGCAAGAACAATGAAGTCCGGAATATTATCGGTCAGGTCAGAGCGCGCGAGGCTGTTCGCCAGTGCGGTCTTCAGCTCTGTATAATTCGTGATCGCCATTAGATACGTCCGCCGCCAGTTCTAAAATGTCGGTTGTCCGGATCGTTCAGCCACTTGGCCCAATCGCGTGGATTGTCGGCTGGGTGACCAAACTTCTCTTTGAGCTGGACATAAAGCAGGTTCGGGATGTCAGCGACCTTCTGGTGATGGCGCTGCGTATTACCGATCAGCTTGCCGTATTCCCACTCGTTTTGCTGACGTTTGTTTGCCTCCAGCACCTCTTTGATGTGCTGCTTCTGGATGATCTCGGCTTGACCATCGCGGTCAAAATTCATCCATGTCTCTTTGCCGGCAGACTTGTCCGCAGAAATCAGTTTTTTCACGTGAAACTCCATGAAAAAAGGGGCAGCCGCAGCCGCCCCTCTTGAACATTTGTGAACTGCTTAGGAGCCGTTCAGACCGAATACAACCGCGTGGGCCTTCGGTGCGTCTGGAACCAGTGTCCACTCGCAGAGGATTTGGCGCTTCTGCGCGTCACCTGTCGGTGCAATTTCCTGCTCGACAAAGTTACGACCATTGATCGCGCCAACCGCAACGTGGTCCGGATCGATCAGGAAGACCCGATCATTTCCGAGAAAACGAGACGGGATGACCTCAAGCTGACCGAAGTCGTTAAACAGGATCGACACCGCACCGTTGAAGGTAATCGGCTGACGAGCTGTCGTGGTCGCTTGGTTGCTGACCAAGTTGGTGCCGCTCTGAGTCAGATCAGAGATGTTGGCACGGTTCGAGGCCGAAGCCACGAGGAGACGAGGGTTGCCTCCGTCGGTCCATGCTGCCTGCATGGCGCTGTCGATACGTGCGAGGGTCAGCGCGTGCGCTGTGCCGGTCACATCTGCGGCATCGGAACCATCGCCGGTAGCAAAGCCCATGTCGGACGGCTTGTCACCGTTGGTCATCCAAGTCAGCAGGGATGCAGACTTGCGCGGGTCAGAAGCTGACTTGGCGACGTTGGTGTCACCAATCATCTTCTCGATGTCGCGGCGAAGATCAAGACCGGCAAGAACCGTCTGATATGCCACCTCACTCTCGACCCCCGCCTTATCAACGGCCTCTACGGTATTGCTGATAAGGAACCCTCGTGAACTAATTTGATGCGTATTAGAAAAACGCGTCAAAGCAGTCACGCCGGAGTCGGTCATGTCCGCGCCTTCATTGCGGTGGTTGTCGGTAGCGGCAGTTGCCAGTTCCTGAACAAGGAACTCGTAAGTAATACCGCTGGTGGAGAGTTTAGAAGCGCCGCTGTAAATTGGCGTTTCATCTGAGTCAATCCTTGCGATGACATCCGCAAGGGTTTCACGCTCACCAATTTTGGTGGCAGAGGTTAGTGTAGCCATGTGTCACCTCATTTGTTTCTGGCTAGAAGAAGATCAACCGCTGAGGCAATGCTGCCTTCAGAGGCATGACGATCCGCAAGTTTGACCTTGCGGCGAGTAGCCACTTCATTCTTTGAGCGAGGAACTCCGGCCTTTGCCATCTTGGGCGCTTTGCGGACTCTCTTCTTTGCCTCTGGCTTTGAAGCGTTCAGCCGTGAGAGTTGCCACGAATGATACAAGGCCACGATGGCCCGATGGTCAGCAGCGTTTGCGATCTCTTCGTCGGTATAACCAAGAGACTTTGCGTACTCAGCCAGCTCCGCCCGCTCCGTATCGCGGACCTTTTGGTCCTGCCATTGCGGTAGTTTCTGAAGCATAAGCTCTGACTGCTGAACAAGATGCGCTCGCATCATGCCCTGCTGTTCGGTAGCACGCTCTTTTTGCACTCGATGCTGTTCCACCTGTATCTTCTGCAAGTTGTCCTTGCGTGCGTTCCAATCTTGGACAAGGCGGGTGTATTCCTTAGCGTCAAGCTCCTGATAGGCTTTATCCCAATCAGGCTCCTGACCAAGCCCCTGTTGGACTTGTTGCTCAAGCTGCTGAAGTGTCTGAGCATACGCATCCCGCAGTTGGCTTGTTTGTGCGCGCTCGGCCTGAAGCTCAGATTGCTCTGCTTCAAACTGTTTGCGCTGTTCAGCCAGTTGCTGCGTCTTTTGCGTGTAATCAGCCTCTCTCGTGTAACCTTTGAGTGCTTCATCAAGTGAGACATCAACGTCCTGTCCGTTTACGCGGACAGTGAAGACATCCTCCTCAAATTCACCTTCATCAGCATCGTCGTTGGTCTGATCTTCCTCATAGTCATCAACTTCAGGGTCAAATTCCTCTGACTCGTCGGTCGCCTCATTTGAGGGCATCACCTGATCTTGATCCGTAATGATCTCTTCAGGTGGAGCCTCCAACTCACTAGACGTATCCTCCGCAGGAGGGGTCTCCATGAGCAGGCTGGCTGCATCTTGTAGGGAAAGGTTGGAGTTGGTTTCCGCTTCGGGGTCAACCATAAGTCACCTCTAATTTATCTGTGTTTGAGCCGTTCTTCTGCAAGTCGTCCGTCCTCAAGGACTTTTTGAAAGTGTCCCTTAAGAGCGTCGAGTGCTTGGAGAAGCTGGTAGATGTTCTCGCGGGCTGCTTGGTCAGCGATTGCTGACTGCTTCCACGCGGTAACAAATTCTTTATCGAGGGTTTCAAACGCCTCAACGATGAGCGGGTCGCGCATCA